ATAATCATCCCCGTATTCCGTTTCTAAATCTGCTCTCACACCAGAGTCCATGCTTTCCAAGACTTCCATATGTCCGATTAAATCGTCTAAATGTTCACCAACACGTACCGCAAGAAGACCTCCTTGTGAATTGCCATTATATCGTTTGTCTTTTACATTAATACGTGCCAAGCTTCTACATTCTTTAACACTTTGTAAACCGCCTAGTGATTGAAGAGTATCATCCCATGAGTCTGTGGGAATGTTATATGACATTAAATCACCAGATGTATGCTCTACTACATATATTTTTTCTCCTATACGTGCCATACTGCTATAGTTTTTTCCTGCCGACTCACTTAAAGTCCACGTGTCTTCGTCTATATCGTATATAGAAAATCGGCCATATGATGCATCTCCTACGCTTCTATCGGGATGTGCACAATATAACTTTTTCCCGTATACAACTCCCTGATTCCATGAATCAACTTCATTAACTGCTCCAACTCTGTAATCCCATAAATCCCTTACTTCTGAACCATCATAAGATAGTCTATCAGTAGAATTAACTAGCAAAGTTAACCTTGTCTGACCTTGAACAAAATCAAAAATCTTTGACGGCTCGTCAGATAAGCCAGTCTTTATAGTTTGCCAAAAAGAGCCTGTCCATCTTTTCCATTCAGTTCCTACATGAACATGCACTTCTCCCCCATCCCTTACACCAACAGCATTAACAGGGTCTGGTAATATTTCAGTATCTGTACCGAATATAGCTTCTCTCCCAGGCCTTGTAGATAGTGTAGGGTATTTTGATGGGAATGTATTAAAACTTTCAGTACCCTCAGACTTTTTTATTTGGAAGGGAGATACTTCATTATTAATGCCATCATACACATGTATGAGTTCTTGCGGTTCATATGTATGACTTAGCTTCTTCCCGAAATACGCCATTAGAACCACTCCCTTACCTGATTATAATTTGAAGGTGCAACATTAAATTTATCCGATAAGTGATGCTGTACCTTCAGCATGAGCTCGTCATATTCCCTCTGATAGAAATCATGCATTTCTGTATCTGCATTATGCCCTTGCACGGCTACCATCTTTGCCAAGCCATAACATATCAGCATGTGATATTGGGAATCTAGTGCAGGACTTCCACTTGGTATCTCAAAAGGATTAGCTACTTCAACCTCTGGTACGCTAGGATAATACAATATCTTTATAACTCTCCCACCGAAAGGATAAGCTCTACCATACTCAGCTACTGCAATTTTATTATCAGGAGCCGTAGTGTAATATCTTCCTCCACTTATTCTATCCTTCAACCCCGCATATCTAAACTCATTAAATGATGTGCTGTCTGTTACATTAGGAGAGTTTGAAATCTGCACACTTATAACATTATCTACCGAACAGTCAGACGGCAAGTCATATTCTAATTTATCTGCTACCGTTATAGTTTCGTATTCTTCGTATTCGTGCTTCAACCTCTTTATATCCATAAAAGCTTGGTTATAGACAATCATTAAATCTTTAAACTTGTCTTCTGTATCAACTTGATTATATAATTTCCTATCAACCCACTCTAAAATTTCTGCGAAGGTCATTATTATACCCTCCCTTCTAAGCAAGATAGTAATGGTGTATTCCACTACCTTTATTCTCAATATCTATTGCTATGTCATTCCCTGCATCCTCATATGATGAGGCAATCTTTATCATGTACTCATCATCGTCTTCTTCTTTTATAGCATAATACGTAGTCTCACTATCTAGTGGAGCAGGCAAATCACCAGTACTTCTGAATCTAATAGCCGTACCAGTAGCAATGTCAAAATGTACAATTATTAAATCTTCATCAGTATCTATACTCTCACCAGAAAGATAGAAGTACTTAGGCTTGTGCCTTGATATTAATTCCGCAAATGTAGAAGCCATATGTATACCCCCCTTACATCGTCAACGGTATTATGTTAACCGTGCAATTACCAGTCCCTGAATCTTCTGTAGCTACAACCTTAATATACTCTGGTACACCCTTTAACATAACGCACCTGTCTGAACTTAATGTACCAGTTGATAGTGCCGTACTTCCGTCATACAAGTCAACGAACTCACCGTCAAAAGTTGGAGCTCCTTGTAATTTAACTGTCCACTCAGGAGAGCCAGTTGCACTTAGTTTAACATGTACAAGTATGCTATTATGACCCTTCATTCCATATATCTTAGAGGTTGAGGTATTCTCGATTTCTTCAAATACTTCAATTGGAGCTCCTTTTAATTTTTGTATATAATTAACCATTTTTATCATCCCTTCTTCTTATATTCTCTTGCACAATTTGCAATCTGCCATGTCTTCTCGTGTGAGCCCCCACAATACTTGCATGAGTACATCTTAGTTTCTTCCCGCACAACATTGACTGGCTTTTTATTTGGTTCTAAATAACTATTTAACTTCTTAATTTCTTCTAAAATATCGTACAATATCATATCGCCAGGCTCTATTAATTCTTCTCTTCTTATGATTCTCATAATTCCTCCCAAAAAAAAAGAGGGGCTAGAAGCCCCCAATAGTTTACGTAAAGTTTTAAGTACCTGTATTAACAGAAATTGACTTGCTATAGAATGGCATAAGGATAACCTTGCCTTCGGAAGAGTCTGAAACTGTTACAACTCCAACTTGTTGTATCGCTTCTCCTCCACCACTAGGTGCTGTATCCGTCCATTCTCCTGCTGTGTTACTAAGATAAACTGGGTCTCCAACTGATTCCGAATCAGTATCTACGCCAGTCAATTCAAAAATTCCAACAACTATACCTTGCTCGGTATCAGCAATATCTTCGGGAGCTACGAACCAAGCCACTCTTGAAGGGTTGGAACCATTTGCTTCGGCTTTTGCCATAGTTAATTTACCTGAGGCTGTATTAAAGCCTGACGGGTACACTAAATCGCCTTTTGAAATAGTACCATCCGCAACACATTCAACTGTTGGGTTTACTTGTCCTCCTGAGATATTACCAATCATGTTTCCTAAAAGGTTACCATCTGCATCTATGAGTTCTACTTCCTCGCCCTTTTTACCAAAGGCAAGACTTTTTATAAAACTAATTTTCTTCCAATGTGAATATGACATATTGACATCTCCTCTCTAAATTAGGAGACGGCTGAAACATTGTCCAGCCGTCAATATTTTATTAATCTTATATGTTGTTACCATAAATAAAGAACCAGTTTGTCCATCCTTTATCCCAACGACCAACACATTTCCATGACAATTTCTCAGTATTGAAATCGCCTTTAGCCGCATCGCCAGACCTTTCTAATTTACGAGGGTCTCTTCTCATAAACCAGTTCAGTCCTGCTCCATTTTTCATAAGCTCTCTATTAACAACAAACCACTTCTTGCCCGTTAATAGTGGATGGATTAAGAAAGAGAAATCTTTATGAATGTTCTTGGTATTATCGGCTACAAATGCTTCTTTTTCAGAGCCGAATAATTTCTGACATTCATATCTAAGATTAGGAGAAGCTATGATGTGATTACCTTGTATCAACATCTTATCTCCTCTATCGTCAATCCAGTCTTCCATAGTTCTTAATATCTTTTCTAAGTTCTCATAATTTAAATCATAAGTACCTATATTGCTTTGCTCGGGAGCATTGGGAATATTGGTATGGTCTGATGCACAAAGAGCTTTCCCATCAGGACCTTTATACTTGCCATCGCTAAAAGCTTCGTTAAATATATCGGCTCCGTCATATTGTAAAGTTTTAAATACACCATGAGCTACCAAATTAACTCGGTTTTTAATCCTTTGCCATTCTTTGTCCTCGTACATATCTCTATCAACTTGTATACCAGTAGTATATTTTTCTGCCCTATACTGTTTAGTATACCCTTCTTCGATAGTGTCATATGCGACTGAACCCTTCCAAGGACTCATTCTTCCTGCTGTACCGATAGTATAATCGGTGAATTGAGCCATACTACCTTTTACTACATTATAAAGTAACGGATTATAATCCTTTGACATCTTGTGGAAAGCATCAAAAACTTGCCTAATATTGCCTTCCAGAGCGGCATACTGTTGTCCAGTTAAAGCCATAATATCATCTCCTTATCTTAAAATTGGATACAAAAAAAGACCGA